TCCCGAGGCCCAGGTTCGCGGGCCTGGAGCCTGGATCTATTGCACACCCGAATCGCGTTCGCGTCAAGTGACGGCGTCGCGACGGAATGCAATGTGGCGGCCTCCTTTACATCGGCGCGTTGAGGCTTCGGGTCTATTCTATGCCGATCCGGTGACAATCCGAGTGCTTTCCCTAGAGAAAATTTCGAAATGTGTACTACCCAACGGAATTGGGCCGCGGGGCGGTATCCGTTTCGCGGGTAATCGCCCCCTTTACGATTTCTTACGCGGCAGCAACAGGCCCGGTCAAGGAATCGACGGCAGTTTGCGTTTGGCGCAATCTGCCTTATTATGGGACGAAACAGTAATGCCCGAAATTGTTGCGCTGCAAAAACCGCCCGGGTTGGCGGAACTCGCCGACGAGTATGGCGAGCTGGCGCGCCGCATCCGAATGTACGCACCCGACCTCGACCGGGCCGAAGCACTCCGCAAGCAAATTTCCGCCTTCTACATCAACGAGGATCCGAACCGCGAATTTTCAGCCGAAGGTAAGCTGTATGTCTTGAGAATCGGCAAGCGGGCCGTGAAGCATATCGTCACGGCGTCGGGCATAAGGAAGATTTGGAAGGCTCTCGGGCAGGCTCAGTTTCTGGAGGTTTGCAGGTCTACCTTCCCAATGGGAAAGTTGGAGGAGCTGAAGCTCGAGAGCGTATCCGTTGACGAAAGAATCGGGCCGCGCAAGATCGAAGCGATCGCGTTGAGCCCCGCAGCAGTTGTAAAGCAGCAGAAGTAAACCCGCGCCTGGCCGGCGGGCGCCGATGCCCTACCCGAAGGGGGCTCGCAAAACAAATTGAGAACCGGCTCATCACCATGTCTGCTCCAAGTGTGCGCTGGCGTATCGCCGTGCTCGACGACGACGACCGCCACATGTTCTGGGCCTCCGAGTCGTTCGCGCATGAGCTCGTGCGCGAGCACAAGGTCACGCTGATCCGCCGCAACAACCGAACCGTTGCGTTGCGTTCGGTGGCCGGCGCCCGCGAAGAAATACTCGAGCTGGCCGGCCGCGGGACCGCGCTCGGCGGCACGAGCTACACGCACCATCACGAAACGCCCGAGAATCCGCCGAAGGTCTGGACGCTAAAGCGGCTGTGCCGCGACCAAAAGCTCTACAACGGCGTGCTACTTTCCTTGCATGAGCAAGCGAAATTGGAAAAAACAGCCTAGCGTTCCGACGCATTCCTCGCCGGTCAAGCAATTGCGGGCAGCGATCTACGCGCGAGTCTCGACAAAGGATCAAGACTGCACGATGCAGCTCACCGAACTGCGCGATTACTGCGAGCGCCGCAAGTGGGAAGCGGCCGGCGAGTACGTGGACAAGGTGACCGGCGCGGTGTCGTCGAGGCCTGCGCTCGACAAGTTGAAGACCGACGCGCGGGCCCGGCGCTTCGACGTGGTGATCGTCTGGAAACTGGACCGCTGGGGCCGTTCGCTGATCGACTGCATCAACGGTGTCCGCGAGCTTACGTCACTCGGCATCCGCTGGATTGCTGTAACGCAGGGATTGGACACGGATGAGTCTAACCCTGCGAGCAGGCTGATGCTGAACCTGATGTTTTCCTTTGCCGAGTTTGAGCGCGAGCTGATCCAGGAGCGCATCCTGGCAGGGATGGCGCAGCAGAAGCGTAACATCTCGCTCGGGCGTTACGGCAAGGACATTCATTCGAGAACCGGCAAGGATATGCTGCCGGGGCGGCCTCGCCGGATCTTCCGGCGCGATGTAGCCAAGCAACTGCGCGAGCAGGGCTACAGCTACCGCCAGATCGCGAAAGAGCTGGATGTACCGCTCGGTACCGTCTTCGATGCTCTCGGTGGTCGGAAAGCGAAGCCGGCCGGGAAAGCTGCGTAAGTTCGACCGCGCCGAGGCGATCCGGCTGCGCCACGCCGGCTACTCGCTGCGGGCGATCGGGGCCGTGCTGGGCGTGCCGATGCGGACGATTTACGACTGCGTGGTGGGCATAGCGTGCCCGACCGTTGGGAAAACATACCTCAGCGCCTCGGGCAAGCTGTTGAAACTGAAGGAGCCGCCGACAGGACGAGGGAAGTACGCCAAGGAGTAGCTTTCCCAAAAGTTGCCGCCAGCGGCTGCGGTGTGCGCGGAAACTACGGAGAATGCGGCCCGGTGACTGGCTGTTTGGGTAGTACTCGATCCGGCGCCGCCGGCGGCGCCATGAGTTTGCACGGATTTGCGCCAACAAAAAGAGGAAAGTTCTCATCTCAGCCCGAAGCAGGTCGCATTTCTGTGCGCGTATGTCGAGGTCGGGACCATCGACGGAGCTGCGCGGGCGGCCAAGGTTTCGCAGCGCAGCCATTACAACTGGCTGAAGGATCCGAAGTACGCCGAGTCGTTCGCCTGGTCTGAGGATCGCGCCATCCAGATCATGGAGGCCGAGGCGCGCGAGCGTGCCGTGCATGGCGTTCGAGAGCCCGTCGTCTACCAAGGCCGATTGCAATTCGAGCCGATTCGCGACAAGTACGGGCGTGAGGTGAAGGACGCCAATGGCAACGTAGTGTATTCGAACAAGCCGCTCACGGTTCGCAAGCCGTCCGATATTTTGCTGATGTTTTTATTGAAAAGCAAAAGACCCCTGGTCTACCGCGACAACGCGAGCCTGGAGCTAGGCGGGCCCGGCGGGGCGCCGCTCACGATCACGGTGAAGTACCAGGACGCGAAGGATGGCCGGCCCGCCTAGCGGAGAGGTCGACGCCTGGTTTCCCCGGGCGTTCGATTTTCTCGAGAAGCCGGCCCGCTACAAAGTGGCCTACGGGGGCCGCGGCGCGGCGAAGTCGTGGGCGTTCGCCCGCGCCCTGTTGATCGAGGGAACGAAGCGGCCGCTTCGGATCCTCTGTGCGCGCGAGACGCAGGAGTCGATTCGCGACTCGGTGCACAAGCTGCTTTCCGACCAGATCGCGGCGATGCGCCTCGAGGCCTTCTACCGGATCCTGGTGACTTCGATCGTAGGCCAGAACGGGACCGAGTTCATGTTCGCCGGCCTTCGCAGCCAGCGCGTCCACGCGATCAAGTCCGCGGAAGGCTGCGACATCGTGTGGGTCGAGGAAGCGCAGACCGTCAGCGAGGCGAGCTGGCGCGTGCTCATTCCGACGATCCGCAAGGACGGCTCGGAGATCTGGCTAAGTTTCAACCCGGACTTCGACACCGACGCGACCTACAAGAGATTCGTGATTAACCCGCCGCCCGATGCAGTCGTTCGCAAAGTGAACTGGAACGAGAACCCTTACTTTCCCGAAGTCTTGCGGAAAGAGATGGAGCGCGACCTGACGACCGACCCGGATGTCTACTCGCACATCTGGGAAGGCAACTGCATCTCGATGCTAGCCGGCGCGATCTACGCGAAAGAGCTACGGGCCGTGGACTCCGAGGGACGCATCACGAGAGTCCCGTATGATCCCTCGCGGCCCGTTGATTGTTACTGGGATCTCGGGTTTCACGACCTGACCGCGGTCTGGATGGTGCAGAGCTTTCCGTTCGAGTATCGGCTGATCGACTACATCGAGGACTCGGCCAGGCCGCTCGAGTGGTACATCCGCGAGATGCAGAGCCGCGGCTACATCTTCGGCGTCGACTGCCTGCCGTGGGATGTCGGGCTGCACGCTCACACGGGGCTCGGCTCGGGCCGGTCGATCGAGGAGCTGATGCGGCGGGCCGGGCGCAAGGTGCGGATCGCGCCCAAGCTCCCGACCGTCGCGGACGGGATTAACGCGGCCCGCACGGTGTTTCCGTTGTGCTGGTTCGACCGCGAGCGATGCCAGGACGGCATCAGCGCGTTGCGGCGGTACCGCTACGGCGAGATCGAGAAGCTCGGGACGCCTACGCGCGTGCCGCTGCACGACATGGCTTCGCACGGCGCCGACGCCTTTCGCACCTTTGCGGTAGCCGCGAAGCCGCCCGCGCCGCCCAAGCCGAAGCTGACCGACTACAGGCCGGCGCCGCGGAGTCCGTGGGCGTGAAAAATGGCGCGGAATCCAATGGACACCAAGCGGTCACATATAGGGTCAGTGCTGAGGCTGTTGGCCTCGTACTGGGAATTACATCCGGAGCTGGATCTTATGAAAGTGCTGCAAAAACTCGCGATCACGCAGAGTATGGCGGATATCGAAGTAACGGCCATTCTCCAAGAACGACTGCGTGGCGCCAAGGAAGGATTAGGGCATGGCTGTTCTGAAGGCTGCAAGGCGCAACAAACTGCCGGCGAGTAAGTTCGGCCTGCCGGGGTCGCGCAAATACCCGATGCCCGATCGAAGCCACGCCGCGAACGCGAAGGCCAGGGCAACGCAACAGGTCAAGGCCGGCCATCTCTCGCCGGCAGCCGCCGCGCGCATAAGGGCCAAAGCCAACCGAATCCTGCATGGCAAGTAACGCGAACCTCCAGATCTACCAGGGAGACGACTACGCCGCCGTCGTGACGGTGACGAGCGCGGACCCGACCGTGCCGCCGTCGCAGGTGCTCGCCGGCTACACGGCGCAGGCGCAGATCCGGCAGGATGTCGCGGACGCTGCAGGCACGGTGCTAGTCGAGATCGGCACCTCGGTCGCATCGCCGAATATCACGTTGAGCATTCCGCACGCCCAGACCGTGCCCTTGAGCGGCCAGACGCTGCGGTGGGACTTGCAGGTCAAGAGCCCGAGCGGGATCGTGACGACGCTGCTCGCCGGGTTCGTGCGCGTCCAGAACGAGGTCACAAGGGAATGAGCGACCTGAACGGGAAGCCGGCCCTGAACGCCGCGCTCAATTCGCCGCAAGCCCTGACCGCGGCGCTCACGAGTGCGTCGAGTTTCAGCGCGACGATGGCGCCCGGTATCCCGCTGGGCGGGGGCGGCTCGTACATCCTTCCCCCAGCGACCGCGACGGTCCTCGGGGGCGTCAAGATCGGCAGCAACGTCACGGTGCAGCCAGACGGAACGATATCCGTCGCGGCCCCTGGTATCTCAGGGGTTGGCGTGCAATTGCTCGGGGCTAATATCGGCACCCAGCCGACGCTGAATTTTAGCGTCGTCCAGCCGGGCATGAGTTTCGGCGCCGGTAATGATGCAGCCAATAGCCGGATCAATCTTCAATTCGGCGCGGACGTAGTGAAGGTATTCGGGCGAACCGGCCTCGTTGTGGGGGCTTCCGGGGATTACACCGCCGCGCAGGTCACCAATGCGGTGGATACGACGCAAGCTTATGCCAACCCGGCCTGGATTACGAGCCTGGCCTGGAGCAAGATTACCGGCGCACCGGCATTCCTGGTCAGTCCGTTAACTGCGAAGGGAGATATTCACACCTTCACCACCGTGGACGCGCGGCTTGCGGTAGGAACCAACGGGCAGGTGCTTACAGCGGACTCCACGCAGGCCAGCGGCATCAAATGGGCTACTCCCGCAGCAGCCCCCGTCACCTCCGTGTTTACACGTACAGGCGCGGTAGCGGCGACCACCGGAGACTACACGGCGGCACAAGTCACTAACGCCGTAGACTCCACGCAGGCCTACGCCAACCCTTCCTGGCTGACCGCTGTGCCATGGTCGATTCTGTCAGGCTCTCCATCGGCGGCTCAGATCGGCGGGATTCAAACACCCTGGTTGCAAAATATCGCTGGGGCCGGTTTCAAGCTTTTGAATGCTGGAGCCATTGGAGTCGGTTCCAGCTTGGCTACGGCACCGGATGTAGGTTCTGTCTACTACATCCAGGTGGGGCCGGATACGGTGGGGACTTCGCGAGGTCAGTTTATCGCTTGCTCCAACCAGACCACGGTAGGCAATGCCATCGGTGAATTCGCCTTTGTAAACTTCGCCAATGCCACAGCCGAAAAACGTCTGGCCTATATCACCTGTACGGCTGGGGATACGACCGGCACTAACGGGATTCTCAAGATACTGTGCAATCTCAGCGGAACCCTTAGTCCCCGCTGGCAGCTCAACGCCAACGGGACGTTTTTTGCCGGGACTCAGATTGGCGGCAACGACCTGATCAATTTCTACACCGACTCCGGGGGCGGCTTCGGGCTGGGG